TTGTTATAAATCAAGGTTGCTACGTGGATATTTTCCACCATCAACTGATTGTGGATAGAGCTGTTCCAATCTTCGAATAATGATTTTAGGGCTTCGCCACTATCGACAATATCATCAACAACGAGGATCTTATGACCATCATTCACATCTTCAGGGATCCAGCAATTGCTTTCTTTATCACCACCATCTCTTGTAGACCAGGTGACAGGAACCAACTTCAGACCTAGCCTATGCGAAAGAATGACACCTGGAATCAGGCCACCTCTTGATAGTGCTACAATGTAGCTATACTTAACTTTTGACTTTTTGATCTTTGATGCTAGAGTCTCAATGTCTTTGTCAAACTGCTTCTTTTTGTACTTAATTGTTTTCATATTATTTAAACCATGATATAAGAACTAAACGATGACCCTTTTCTACTCTCGCAACTCCATGTTGAATAAATTTATCATAGACCATTGTACTACCTATTTCTTGTTTTATAAGAAGAGGTATGAAAGGATCACGTTTTCCTTTGGAAGGATTAAGAACGTTTTCTGGCTGAGATTTTCCCTCTAAAAGGTCTTCTTTAGTAATTTTTTTTAGAAGAATGGCGTCGCCTCCCACTAAATCTGTAGACGCATCAATTAATGTAACAGCTGTTTTGTTTACTCTGTTGGGGTTATCTATATGGACGTTTGTGAATGACCCTTCAATGTATTTTAAGAAATAATGAGCTAAACTTTCTTTAGCTTGTGTATAGTGTTGAATAGTATTAGCTACTCTACGAATTGTAACTATATCTTCTGGCGGCATTTTTCTTGGAATGTGACATTTGTATACATTAAACAAATTAAAGTCCCGCGTATAAAAAGTAGGGGTGAGTCTCCCATACAACGCTTTCAGGTATTCAACATCCTCCTGAAGAAGGATTGTACTTTTTGTATAGTTAGACTCCAATTGTATTACCCCACAAGTACACATGGACTCTTGCCGAGACGTTAAAGCCTCTCTTGAAGGCCTGATCAGCAATAGCTCCAGCACTCATATAACCTTCTAGCTCGCCAGTCTGACCTTCTTCCGTGGCACCAACTGGCATAATCCAAACAGGAAATGTTACTCCTGCCTTTCTAAATTCATTTGTTACATGGTCAACTTCTTCCCATGTTTCTTTCTTACCATTAACAACATACTTAATCTGGCCATGGCCTCTAGATAGCCTACTATACTCAGCTAGTACCTCAGGAACGATAGCATCCTTGTTTGTCTCACCAGAGGTGGTCCAGAGCTTAGGAGAAGATGAAATAAAGATCTCTCTACCCATCTCTCTCCAGTTAGTCATAAAGTTATTAAACTCTGGCTTTAATGCTTGAGTAGCATTAGTCTCAAATGTAATGAATCTAGGACTATTCTTGATCCTATCGAAGTAATCGAGAATACCAACTGTACAATCCTGGGCATGCTTCATTAAAGGCTCACCGCCAGTGAAGCACATATGGATAGGCTGGCCTGCCGGGTGATCAAACTTTGCTTCCATATTATGTTCAGTTCTAATAGAACCTATAATCTGATTAGCAATATACTCAGGCGTGCCCTTATGCATTAGGTGCTTGAACTTCTTAGCCCAAGAGTAAGATGAATCGCAACCATACTTCCATACAGGAAGATCCTCAACTCGCTTAATAAAGTCGACGGGCATATCTTTATAGGGAAGCTTATATGTCTTGGGGTCGGTTGGGTCTTTCTGACCAAAGCCATCACACTGGAGGTTACAGAGAAAATATCTCAACCAAGCAGTTGGTATACCAGTATACCGACCTTCACCCTGAATAGAATAGAAGATCTCAGAATAGTTATATTCTTTTTGCATTACAGAAGCCTCAATTAATCATTATTTATAACGATCACTATACAACAACTCATTGTTATTTTCAACTATCTCCAATGTGGACCTAAAGCCCACATCACTAAAGTTTTTCTGACACCCTGTTGAACCTTCTCAACTGCATGGTGTGTTGTTGGCTTAAACATAACCATATCCCCTTTATCAAGATCAACAGGTTCATTGTTAATAATAAGTTCCCCACCACTATACTCACTTCTGTCTGATAACATTAAAACTAAACTAATTTTTCTTTGGTGTGGTATTTTGTTATCGAAGATTGTATCAAGGTGTTTTGCATAATGGTCATCTTTAAAGTATGTGGTGTGTTGTAACTCTAGCACTCTATAAAGTTGAACATTGAATGCATATTGATAGAAGTCAATGAATGGATAGATGTTGTCTAGAATGTTAAGATAAAACTTTCTGTGGTTGTTAAAAGTTATAAACCGGGTCTCACAAGACCTCATATTCTTATCATTGGATATGCCTGATGGCAAACTTTTATCAAAAGTCTCACCTGGACGGCTTGGTATACGTTCTGTTGTGGAACTCCAACTGTCAATTAGATCTTTTGGAATAGCTGACTTAACAGTTATCATTGACATACTATCTCCACTCGGGTCCTGTCATGAAGATGAATAAAATGTTTCTTACACCCGATGTGATTTCTTCTACCTTATGTTGTGAGTAAGAGGTAAACGTAGCAGTAGTTCCTTTACCTTCTACTTTATGGGGAACCTTGATACCTGGCTCAAATATAAACTCACCTCCAGTATATTCACTAGGGTCAGAAAGCATTACCGTCATGGAAACCTTTCTATTTGTCTTTAGATTACTATACAGCGGATTATTCATTGCTGCAGAAATATTCATCGTGTCATTATGCCAACCAACATGATCACCCGGATTGTATGTTATATGTTGTATTGCGCCATCAATCTTATAGTCAACATCGACATCAAGATGATGCATAATTTGCTTGGCGTGAGACATCATAGAATCAAATACACCCTCATATGGCTTCATTCCTCGTGCTAGTAATCTTACTGTACAGCGTCTGACGCCTTTCTTACCAAACTGTGGGTCGGGTGCAACATTTTTGAGCATAAAATTATTTACATTGTCACACCATTGTGCAGGAAAGTATTTTGGTGTTACTATAATCTTAGAATACATACTACCTCCACATTGGACCACTATACCAGGTCACTAGAGTTTGTCTTATGCCAGATGTTACGGGTGTTACTCTATGGTTGACCATAGATGGAAAAATTATTACTTGGCCTGCCGACAATTTATATTGTAACTGTTGCTTTGTCAAGTGAATTTCCAGCATCCCACCCTCATAGGCAGTACTATCAGTTAAGCCAACAACAACAGTTAATTTTTGGGTTGATGGTTTACCAAATAAAATGGAATCTGTATGCGTTGGGAATTCGCCCTGTACTTTACTATCATATGTTGTGTACTGAATTGTTTCAGTATTAAACCACAAATCATATCCAAACATCTCTTTATTTGCTTTAAACACAATCTCGTTAAAATGATCTAGGAGTTGTTTGTGCTTATTTGTTGGTATCCATCTTTGTGTGTAGTTCTCATTAAGTACTTTGAGGTTGTCTGTCTTGGTACTGTATTGATAAATTTCACCTCGTTCATCATTATAACCTTCAGCAATTTTGTGTACCATGTCAACCCAATTTTTATTGAAATATTGTTTGATCCACATTATACAATCCTCGAAAAGTTCTTTGTCTTCTCAAACTTAATAACATTATGAAACTTATCAAACAACTGATCTGTCTTATGGCTAATAATAAATGTATTGGTATCAGCAGTGAGAGTCTGAATAATCTTCAAGAACTCATCTGTGCCAGAACTATCAAGAGAACTATCAAACACCTCATCCATAATCAAAAGATTGGTAGCAGCACTATTTCTCATTTTAGCAATTGCTCTCCATGTAAAGAGCACTGCTAAGTTGATTCTCATCTTCTCACCTTCTGAGAATGAATTGTAACTAAACTCATCTCTGAATCTTGATCTGATGGTTTCATTAAACTGTTCATCAATCTCAAACTGAACAAAGAAGTCCATGGCAGCCAAGTACTTATTGATTAACTTATTAATAATTGGCATATACTGGCGAAGGATTCTGGTCTTGATACCACCATCCTTTAAGAGAGCAGAAGCTGCCTGTAGTATTTCGTACTCCTCTAGCAGCTTCTGCTTCTTTTCCTCAGCTTCTGTCTTTTGCTTTTGTAGTTCTTTTAGTTTTTGTTTTTCTGCATCAACGTTTGCCGTGTTTGTTTCCAATCCATTAATCTCAGTTTGCAGGTAATCAATAAACTTCTTCTTAGAAGTTATCTCTGTCTGCAGTTTAGTAATCTCTTGCTGGATTGTTTGAATCTCTTTTTGGATTTTATTAATTCTTGTAATTTCTGTAACAGTATTATTATAGTCATCATCAAGAAGCTTTAGGTTCTCTTGTATTTCAGTTACTTGCGTTTGCTTTGTAGCAATAGACTCAGACTTGAACTCGTGAGGAATTCCTTGCTTACAAGTTGGACAGTCATCATTGTCGTGGAAGAACTTAATCTCTTTATCCAACTTGGATAGTTTATCAATAGTCTTTTCCTTTAGGATAACAGACTTCTCCATTCTCTTGGTTAACTTATCCAGGTTAGTAGTTTGCTGAATCTTTTCCTCTATTGTGTTACCCTTCATTGTAAGGTCAATATTACACATATCAATCTCAGCTTCAGTCTGCTCAATTTTTACATTGTTATCATCAACCTTATTCTGTACATCTTTCTTCAAAGAATCAATGTAGCTATTCTGAATGTTAATCTTCTCATCAACAAGATCACTATCATACTTTGCTTGCTTCAAGTCATCTTGGTTTGTCGACACCTTACCCTTTAGTAGAGTATTCATTGTAGTGAATACCTGAATGTCAAGTAGGTCCTCAATCACTTCTCTTCGCTGAGCTGCAGGAAGTTGCATGAATGGAACATAGGTAGAGGAACCAAGAACAACTACCTGGGAGAATGTTCTATGGTTCATCTTAACGATCTGCTTCTCAATTACCTCTTGATAGTCTTTACTATCAGCATCTTGGTTGAGTAGTTGATCATTCTTATGGATCTCAAACTTAGTAGGCTTGATACCTCTAATGATCTTATAGTTAGCATTACCAACTACAAACTCAAGCTCAACACATAGATCTTTACCATTGATAGAGTTAACAAGCTGAGGCTTATTAATCTTTCTGAATGGCTTATTGTAGAGAGCAAATGAAATAGCATCAAGAATGGTTGACTTACCAGAACCATTCGTACCTACAATCAGAGTTGACTTATGCTTAGTAAGATCTATCTCTGTAAATATGTTGCCAGTGGATAAAAAATTCTTCCACTTGACTTTCTTAAAAAGAATACTCATTGCTTAGTTTGTATTTCCATTGCTTCAACATACAAGTCGCCGAGAAGCTTGTTCAGCCTAGGTACATTATCTTTATTACTAATGTATTGATCAGAGAACTTTCTAATGATTGTTAGAGTGTCCTCTGCATCGGATATTATACTTGAATCTTCTTCTAAGTCAAGATGTAAATGATCCTCAACTACCTGAAGGTCAGCAACACCTGCCCTCTCAATTCTATCGATAACACTATCGAACCAGTATGGGTTAGTTTTATTCTTGACTATAACTTTTACAAACTTTCCGTTGAGGAAAGAGTAGTCATCAAGAACTACATCATCGCGTTCCTTATCAAGATCATCATAGTGGTACTTTTCAAATAAGGTCAAGTCATGCTTAATAAATTCAATTTCTCTTGTTTCTGTATCAAAGACATGGAACCCTTTAGGGTCATCATAATCAGACCACACAATCTCATAAGGACAACCAAGATAGGTCACATTACCCTTTGTTGATCTATGGTGATAGTGACCGGAGAGTACAACATCAAACTTCTTAAAGATCTTAGCATCATAGCCATGATCAATCACTGTACCCTTTTGCATCTCAAAGCCTGCAAGCTCTAGATGGCCAAAGCATACTTGTGCATCAGTGTCAGCAATCTTTTCAATTACTGAATCAAAGTTATCACTACACATCCATGGTACAAACAGAATATTTGTACTACCAAACTTAACTTCTGTTGCTCCTGTATACCAATTAATGTTGTCTGGTCTATTGGTACCAAACAACTCTGTCATACAATTGACTTCGTTTGTATTCTTATAGAATGTATCATGGTTACCAATAATAACATGCAAGTTAAAATTAGCATGAATAACACGATTGATGAATTGGTCTCTAAACTTTCTCAATGAGAGATAGCTAATATACTTTCTTCTATCTACAATATCTCCTAGGTGGATGATAGTATCAATATCATTTGCCTTGAGATAAGGAAAGAATACCTCACTATAGAATCTTCCAATGAAGTCTGAGAATATAGGACTATCGCCACGGCCACCAAAGTGCGTGTCAGTTATCAAAGCGATCCTCATAATTTAGTCTTCCTTAATTAACTTCTCAAGGCCTTTCTTAGCTTGCCTTTCGGTCTTCTTCTTCAGAGCGCTTGCTTCAAATTGCTCAATGAACGTATCCATATAGTCATTGGATGTATAGTCAGTGATCTCGATATCAAACTCACCAAGCTCATCTAACTCCTGAAGGTTCATCAACTCATGGTTGATCATCTTCTGCTGGGTAACCTTATGCTTAACATACATATACTTCTTCTCCTTCTGAATACGGCGAAGGAAAGCGAAGTAAATAATTTGTGTAAAGTATGAAAAAGGGTTAGTAGACTTATCAGGGTCAAAGTTATGGAAATAGTTAATACAGTTTTCCAAACCATCCGCAATCATTTCATCGCGGAATGTATAGTTGATAAAGTTAGGGCTATAGGAAAGCTTATTAGCGATCTTGATCAAACAATCGCCAATGTAATGTGGAATCACAGGTTTTGATAGACCTTGTGCCTCTGCGGCAAGGACCTTCTTTTTAAATTCCACTATAGCCTTATAGAACTCATCATTACTAACGTAGTGATTAGCTTTGTCTTTAATATCGGTCATTACAAATCCTTTTCAACATTTTGTTATTATAGTACATTCAATAAGTTAGTTCAACCAGTTGACTTTTTGCACTCTGTTTAGTATAATCACCTTTGTGGGGGTCAGATATATTAATTAGTGCAAAATAGGGGTAGAAGAGGATACAACAGCAACCCCATCTAGCTCTTCATCATCTATTTCTACACTAAGTGGACTATCGCTATATTCATCTTGAAGACCACAGATGTCCTTTTCTAGATCTTCATCTAGTATCTGTTGGAACCTTTCCATAAACGTTAGATAGTACTTAATGATTCGTTCATTGGGTTTAGAGAAGGCAATGATAGATGTCTTCTTGAGAGCAACTATATTGTTCTCTGAGAAAGGCATTAGTTTAGAAGTTGTAACATTTGTTGTTTGGTTAATAGTAGTCTTTAACCTAATTACAACAGGATACTTCATCACAACATCATCTTCTGATTCGTTGTGAAGTTCTCCAATAATGAATGAGTCATCATCGCTCAGTTTGACAAGAATGAATGCTGCCATAACTTACCTCAATTGATAGCTCGTGATTTTGTATTCAAACTTCTCACTAGTATAAATTCCCACTCGCTCAATAAAATGCTTTAGGGTATGATTCTTAGCTTTCTTCCAAGATAGGTCGTCAGCTATATCATACAATGTTGCCTGCTCTTTATTGTCACCTCTTCTTAACGCTCTACCTATTGACTGTAGAGATCTAATTCTAGACTTTGTAGGTGAAGCAAACACAACATTGTGTAGGTTTCTAATATTTATACCAGTTGAAAACGTACCATATGAGGCCACAATGATGGCATTGTCCTCCTGCTCTGTAATCTTTCTAACTAGTTCTCTATCCTCTACTTCAACTTCTCCAGATACAAAGAAGATGTGTCTATCCTCTTTATTTTGCTCTGTAAGTATTGCATGGAGTGGCTTTCCATGCTTCTCTACAAACTGATAGAGGATAAGAGTGTTACCCTTCAGGTGTAGAGACAACTGAGATATAAAATTGTTCCTTGCTTCATTACGAACAAGAAAATCTATCTCATCATGGTACTCAGTCCTACTATATTCTTTCTTGTTGGCATCTGTATGCTTGAGAACAATGGCCTGAATTTTAAAGTCCGCAAGATGCTTTTGTTCAATAAGTTCAGCAGTAGTAGTTACTTTCTTTACTGCTCCAAACAAACCTTCAAGTACCAACTTATGTGTTTGTGTACCATCGAGAGTTCCAGTAAAGCCTAATCTGATAGGACACTTGGTCATCTTCTCAAGAATGGATGTTAGTGACTTGGCCTTATACTGGTGGGCCTCATCTCCAATGACAACATCAAACTGTTCATACCATTGTCTTGGCATCTTATAGATTGATTGCCATGTAGAAATTACAATTGGTCTGTCTGAATTCTTCTCTCTACCAGACATAATGGTGTGGATATCATTCTCATCACCACCATAAGATACAAAGTCACCTTTCATCTGCTCAACTAGGGAGATAGTTGGAACAATGATGAGAGTCTTGAAATCTGTTTGCTGCCACCACTTAGTAATCATATAGATGATTAATGACTTACCAGAGGCAGTGGGGGATACTAGTAGAGCTCTTTTTGTTCTAATAGCATGTAGGAATGCTTCTAGTTGATAGCCTCTTGGCTTAAATGGTAAGTTGAGGCTTTGAATAAAGTTAACAACTGAATCTTCGTCAATAGCTGCAAAGCCATCAACATTCTTATCAAAGACTACCTTATAGTCTCTTGATTCACAAAACTTTTGTATATACGGAATCAATCCAAAGTAAAGTCTTCTACTCATTGGATTGTATAGATGAATATCGCCTGACCATACCTTGTTGCGGTAGGCAGGCATAAAGCGATAACCAGGAACCTTGAAAGTAAAGTAGTCCTTCAGCTCCATCGCAACACTAGCGTCACAATCAACTGTCACATATACATCATTAAATTTTGAGACAACTAGTGTTTCTGTCATTGTCCTGTCTTAAACTTTTCCCAATCAATGGCACTCTTAACCTGGAACCCTAAGTTCATTACTGACTTAATAATTGATTCCAATGCATCAATCTTTTCTTGCTGAACAGCTATTCTAAGGTTAAGAGTAATAATATCTGAATCGCTATCAATATATGTAGGCACGTCTTGTTTCAGGATTTTTTGTAGGAACGGTTCCCACTTCATCTCCTCAAGAGTCTCTTGGTCAAGAACACCTGTATAGTATTCCCACTTCAGCTTCTTTAGCTTCTTCATGTCCTGCTCAAGCTTTCTAAGCAGTAGACGTTCGTGGGAGAATAGTTTAAAGTACTTGTGGTGAAGTTTAGGTATGTTCAATGCAACGTCACCGAGCTCTGTCCGGTCAACTTTGCTATCCTTCTCCCATTCACCAAATATTTCTTCAAGCTTCATAATATAGTTCCTACCCTACGGTAGGTATATTATACTCTAAACAGTGTGAAGGGTAAACAGCAAGCATCTAAAGGTCACTGTGGCATCAATATAATTTATATCAGATTCTTGAGAATTGAATTCAAGGTCACTCAAAACAACTGGGAACAAATCTCTGAATCTAACCTCAATGTTGTTTTTATTAGCTGAGTTTAAAATTAACAATGTACCATCTGAGGCATATGTACTATAGATATCATTTGGGTATAGAGCATTAGTATTTGGAGCACTAAACTGTTCTGGTCTACCAATTAAATGCATCCAGTCAAAAATTTCTCTATAGTTTGCCAGATCCTCATCTACCTTGAACCTTACAACAAAATCATTGTACACAACCTTTTCAGGATAACGAATAACCTTAAAGGGTGTTTGTAGCTCGGCATCCTCAACCGTTATACCAGGTAAGTTGGCTGATGTTACATTAAGGATAGTATTAGGAATCTTTTGAATTGCTAACTGATAACCTAATGGGGATAAGAAACTTTTTTGAATGGCCATTGCTAATTACCTTTATTAATACTAATATTTATATTGTGTCTTCAACCGCGGTCTCATATACCCTCCTTCAATCCCTCATCAAACCTTCTTCCAAGTCTTGCTAAAGGAATAACATGTTCTTTATATGCTTTTGTCTGTCTAAACTTTTCAATGACTTTACCTACCTGGGTTGTTGCTCCCTGTATGTCATCACACATTGCACAAGGTAGAATTTGAGTTCTATCTTTATTAATTAGTCGCCATCTTATTCTATTAATCTTTTCATCATTCACAAACATATCAATTAGCGATCTTTCATGCACGTTGCCAATTTTTATTTGACTAGACCAATCATTACAGCACATCTGATAGTTACCATCAAAATCAATAAAGATCTGTCTCATTGGATGCCAACATGGTGAATCACTAATCTTCACACTTTGCCCATTTGGCATTTTAACTACGTTTGTGTAATCAAGAATATCATTTCTTCTGTCTTGATTTTTAAAATATCCAGCTCTATTATTGAAAGCATGCTTCCAGCTCTTGCCATCTTCTTTGTAGCTTGGCATGCTGTTGATCTGATCAATAGTAAATCCATCTTGTTTATAATAATGATAAACTTTACCACCACTTGGTAGGGTTATATATTTTTGCTGCCTCTCCTCGTATTCTTCTTTAGACTCATAACTATTTAAAATTAATTCATCTAATTTTTGACCAACAGGAGAGTTCCACCACTCATCAAGCTTATAACCATTTGTGGTTAGTCTCACCTTCCATTTTCTTGGTGCAGCAGTTAGCATATCAACTATAGTATCAAATTTTTTATGGAGTGTACTCTCACCTCTTCCAGCAAGCTCAACCCAGCCTTTGAAATCTATCGAGAGTAATTCTTTTATTACTATCTCAACTGTTTCAAGAGACATTTGCTTGTTGATATTGGGATATAGTGGGACAGCATCTAAGCTTCTAGGACAGAATGAACACTGCCTATTACAGAGCCCTGTTAGGTCAAAATCTAATCTTACTATATGGGCAAACAGCGGATGATTTTTAATACCATTCTCATTTACTGCTATTGGAATTAAATCCATGGATCAATGATTCCTTCTACCCAATTCTCACATGTGTCAACAATATAATGGATAGACTTACCTTTGATTACTCTATCTTCCTTAATGACTCTATTATGAATCATCCTTACAACGTAACCTGATCTATCCTCAAGTTCAAACAGCTCTGCTGTTCTGTTGTCTCTTATATACTTTGTTAGGAACCGAGCATTTTCAACCATACATCACCTCAATATTTTGTTACAGAACCTGACGGTCCTACATGCCATGCCTCAAATGTTATTTGTGGATATTCTTTCTGTAATGATTTAAAACTTGTTAAGTTGTTTGTATCATCATCAAAAAATCTGATTCTTTTATATAGACCACTTCTTAGATACTTGCGGAATATAGCCTTCTTGTTTTTAGCACTTGACCCCAACTTTAAGTTACCAGCTCTTTCAACGTGTATCTTGCTTGTATCAATACCATGAGCATCTAGTGCTCTCAAGAAAATTTCTTTATTATCAAAGTCTGCTCTGGCTGTTGATATAATAACTTTGGATCCTTTGGCAAATGCATTATTAATAATTGCCTTTGCTTTACCTATCATCTTGGCTACTGGTGTAGAGGTCTTCTCAAATACCTCAGCACTTCTAAACTCACCATAATCAAAGCTTTCGCCTTGTTTAAGCTTATAGTGGTTGTATTGTTGATTGTCTAATGTGTGGATAACCTTACCGCTATACATCACTTTGATTTTAGCTTTTGTGTGAAATAGAGTTTCGTCAAGGTCAAACACAGTAAGACCTAGCTCAGCTTGCTCGCCCAAGTAAGATTTGAAAGTAGATATCTTCATACCTATATTTATCAATAGTTTAAAACACGTTTAAAATCAACAAGTTACAAATAGCTGGTTGACTGCAGTTCAAATGTATGTATAATGGTAGCTGTTCTGAACAACATCTGAGGTTAATGTGAACAAGTTAATTCAAATGCATCAGTGCATAGGGAAAGAGGTCTTTGGTGATAATCTTGGACCAATACAACGGAAAAAACTTTGGCAAGTTATTTGGCCATCGAGTAAAACTTTCAAAATTCCAAGAGGCGATGTTACTGGTTACCTGAGCTTTCCAGCATTTAATCAATCTACAAAAACTTTCCATAAAATATGTTACGCATCCGAACACATCAAAAGTAAACCAAACGGTTGTGCTGCAATTTACTGGAGACAGTATTGTAACGATGATGGAACTTTAATTGGACCAAGATGGATCGTTGACCTAACTACAAGCAACGGAGACAACGAGGATCGTAAAACGAAAGAAATGGAACAGTGGTTGGCTAATAACCTACATCTGTTCAACCGATATAAGAATGTTCCCTACACCGAACTAATTGCCTAACCTCAGGCATAAAAAAAGGGCCGCTTTCGCGGCCCTCTCTTTCTATTTTCCGGTTAAGGATTATAGTAGGTTGCTTACTACGACGCGTCTGTAGTATACGTTTGCGTCCTTTGTCATAGCACCAGCACCATATGCAGCACCTTCTGCGAATGGATTTGCTACCATGCCGTAGCGAGTCTTGAAGCCAATCTTTGGCTGGAAGTTATCTTCGCCAACTGCACGAACCATTTGTAGAGGAACGTATGGGCAGTAGAAGATACCAGCATCGAATGCGCTTGCGCCCTTATAGCCAACTGTCATATAGTTGTCTGTTACGTATGGGTCGATGTAGACCTTGATACGACCGTTTAGAACACCAGCAAATGTGTTGCCTGTGTCGTCAACGTTTAGAGCGTTGCTATTTAGAGCAGGAGCGTAATCTAGAACACCAGCCATTTGCAATGCAGATGCAACATCTGAAGAGCAAAGAATGATGTTACCCTTGCCACGACGTGTGTCCTTGGCAATTTGGTTAGCTTCGCGCTCGATCTGGAACAATAGACCCTTGAACTTCTCAACTGACCAACGACCGTTGGCATCGACGTCTAGGTCGAATGTACCAGCTGATGTTGTTGTGTTGGCACCGCGCTTAGCAACTACGTTGATTGTGCGGATAACTTCACGGTTGATTTCTACAAGAATTTCTGATTGTAGAATGTTTGACAACTCTGACTCAGCATCTAGACCATGAATTGCCTTCAAGTCTTGTGCCAATTCCATTGTGTACTCTGCCTTCAATGCACGGCTCTTTGCTTCAACTGAAACTTTTTCAATTGAGAAGGCCATGTTGGCAAATGTATTGTTGCCTTCAGCAGTAGATGTTGTCATACCACCAACAAAGTTGTAAGTATTTGACTCAGCATTGTTTGCTGTGCCTGGTACTGTACCAACGTGGCGCTGACCTGGTAGGTTAACTGTTGAGTTACCTAGGGCTACTGATGAGAAGGCTGTGTTTGCTTCGTTGTAGAATGCTTCTGTTGCTGAGTTTGATTGGTCAACATACTTGCTTCTCATAGCAAAGATCAAGCCTGTTGGACCTGTCATTGGCTGAACGCCGCAGACGTCATAAGCAACTAGGTTTGGCATTGAACGGCGAACCAAGCTGATTAGAACTGGATCGTAGTTTGCAACGCCATCGCCGAAACCAGCTGTGCCAGTGTCGTTTGTTACTGAGTAAGCCTCAAGAAGAGCACGTGGCATACCGCCCTGTTCCTTCATTGAACGCTCTGTATTTTCTAGTAGCTGAGCTGTTACTGACTTACGTAGATTGTCCTTAATTGATGGAAGATCTGCGTGCTCAAGAACTGGCTGCCACTTCTTTAGAAGTTGTTCGTTAGAAAACATCTTTATTTCTCCTTTGGGGGTTATCTAATATTTATAAATTGATTACTTTTGGACCGAACGAGAGATTGCCGCAGCGTACTTGTTCATGACTGGATCAACTGCCTTCTCTGCTGGAGCAGGAGCGACTTCCTCATTTAGTTGTTGCTGAGCATTTGACTCTACCTTCTTAGCAGCAAAATATGATTCCTTGATCATACCTAGCTTCTTCTTATATGAAGAAACGTCGGCATACTCTAGGCCTTCTGCTAATGTGCGAAACTTCTCTACTTGAGTTGCAGCTAGGCCTTCTGATACTTCAGTAAATGCCTTCTCTGCTTCTGCTGATTCTAGCTTCTTAGATAGTTCAATATTTTCATTGATTGATGCAGATAGCTTAGCTTTTAGTTCTTCAACTTCAGCAGCTGTCTGGGCTAGTACATCTAGCTTCTCTTCTGGAGCATCAACATAATGTTCTGTGAAAAGACCCTTTAGGCCTTCCATAAAGCTCTCAACTACTTCGGCCTTAATACCGCTTTCAATTGCTAGCTTGTTCTCTTCTACCCATTGCTCTACTACGTAGTCTAGGTAGCTGTCAATCTTCTCTACTAGGGCTTCTTCAATTGCACCAACTTCTTCAGTTAGGCGTGCTTCGTATTGCTCTTCTAGAGATGCTACAACGCCAGAAACCTTCTCGTTGATAGCAGCTTCAAAAATGACCGTTGCTTTTTCTCTGAAATCCTCTGATAGTTCTGAACCATCAAATAGAGCAGCTAGGTCCTCTTGTACGGCCTTTAGCTTTTCCATTGGCATGCCAGCATCTTTCTTGGCTGCCTTTGATGAGTCCTTACCACCAGCTGGGTCTACAGGACCGGCAACAGATGCGTTAACACCTGGTACCTTAAAATCTTCTTCGTGAAGTACTTCTGACATTGTATTTTCTCCCAAATAATTTACGTAAATTGGTTAATATTATTTATAAAATTAAAGTTTTGACAGCGTTTTATACTTGTAATGCTTTTCAAAAGTATTTCTAGATACACCATAGTGTAAACAGGCATCCTTTTTGCATCCAAATACTACATTATCAACAACTATTTTAACAGAGTGTGGGTTTTTTGACCCTTCGTTTCTGCTAACACTTTTATCAACATAAAGTTTTTGATTATTATAATTAGGCTTATAGGGTATGTTATTAACAGGATCTATTAGAGCATACACGTAGAATGTCATAACTGGGATTTTAATCGATTAATATATGTTTCAAAAACTTGAAGCAATTTTTCTTCATTTAATTTTTTATGTTTTGCTAGATCCTCAATACTTGCTTTTGCTTGATATGCTACCTGTTCTTTTTTCAATCTACCATCAACATCATACCAGAACTCAACACCCTCCATAATACCGTTAACAAATGCACCTGGTGCTGAAGGGTCAGCTACAATATCAGCAGCTGTGGCAAGAGTGAAGTCATCTTGGACTTCCATAATGCCATTTTTATCTTTTAGTGAACCCATGCCACGTGATGAAACGCCTAAAGCACCGCCACCTTGAATAATGTTCTTGGCAATGTTACCCATTGGTGTTTCAAGAATCTTAGCACGACCAACAATGTTTGATCCATCTCTTTTTAATTCCGTAATCATGTGTGAAATACGGTCAAGATTAATTTGTGGGCCTTCTGGGTGGCCTAGCTCACCAAAAGCTCTCTTTGTATCTACGTATTCTTTAACGTAGCGGTTAACTTCCTTTTCCATTACAGGCATAGGATAGATACGGCCATTTCTATTCTTTAGGTCAGCCTGCATGAAGACACCTTCAATATAGAAGTCCTTCTTGCCATCTTCCTTTTCTTCTGTAATTAGTTGTACTTCTTCTAGTACTTCGCAGATTAGTTTCATTGTTGTTCTCTCTTATTTGTATGCAACTGATGCAGCTTTAACAGTACCATTTGTTGCTGCTAATGTATCTGTTGGTTCTTTGACAAGATACATTTCACTACCGTCGGTGCCAGCAAAATTAAGAGTAAATGTAGCAATTGTACCGCCACTATTGGCAATAGTAATTGTTGAAGCAGTTGTTGTATTTGAATTGAGCAATCTAACAACACTAGCTAAATTTACATTGTTTGCTGTTGTTAGAGCAATTTCTGAAGCTTTAAATTTTACGTAATCTGGCATTGTTATACACCCATATGTTTAATACCCATTTGTCTGATGTGAGTTTTTAATATTGGTCTTACATCAGCCTCTGGATACTTTTCTTTTGCGTTTCTTAACTCTGTAGCAAGCTTAGGATGGTTACTATACTTACTAATTAACCTTTCTGCATGGCTCGCCGGAATCTTATTACGCATTTCTGCTCTAAGCTCTCCAGCAGCTTTTCTAACCTTCATTGGATTCTTGCTATGCAAAGACCCTTGTAGTTCACTTTCTTCATTAAGATAATCTATAAAACCTTTCATGAACCCACATTATCATGTTTATTAACTGATTGCAGCATATTCTTCATTTTTTTGAATGTGTCTGCTTTATGAACAAGTCTTGGTGTAGCCATTATATGTCGACGAACTTCATTATTAGCATCCCTTCTATCTTCTTCCATTAGCTTTGGTGTACCAGCTTGTCTGTTGTCGTTGCGTTGCTTTTTACGGTCTTCCATTTCCTTTTTTAGAAGGTCACGAGCAATTTGTTTTTGCTTTGGAAGCAATGGTAAATTTTCATCAACCTGCTCTGCTTCTTCACCCATCTGTGCTTTCTTACCAACTAACTTATAACCCATCTTCTCATAATCTTTTCTGCCACGCTCGGCATCTTGAACTGAGAAGTGTGTAACCTTGAAAGGCTTCTTTGTTGCATGCTTATAGTGCATCTCTACACCAACAACTTGCTTTTTAGCTTCTTTCACTTCCTTCTTATCTTCATCATCCTCATCCTCATCATCTTCATCTTCGTCTTCATCTTCGTCTTCATCTTCGTCTTCATCTTTGTCTTTGCCATTCTCATAGCTAGGGCCCATCATACCCATCATTTCTGATAGCTTGGCAAGCTTAGCATCTCTTGACTCAGGAATATTGTATGCAGCTTCTGATTCACCTGGTGCATCGTGACCATGGTCGTCACTTGCTCTTTCACCTTGACCTGGACCTTTGATATAGTCAACATTCTTTCTGATTAAGTCGGATGGACTTTCAGTAGAAATGGAATCCTTACCTTGGAAGTCCATAACCTTCATACCATGCTTAGCCACAAATTCCTGCTCATCACCAGGAACAGGCTTTGCAACCTCTACTAGTTTCTTTAATGACTCGCGCATTGTGGCCATGGATATCCCCTTATTGTTCTACTGGTACTTCAGCTGGAGCCTCAATTGCTGGGGCTTCGGCTTGTGGATTCATTACTGCATGGGCAACTTCTGGATACATTGCATCCAACCTAGCTGCTACCTTTGTGTTGATTGCAGTTTCAAACTTATCAAGGAATGTTGCTGCATCCTGGTTGATAACTGCACCAATCATGTCTCTTACTTGTTCTGTCATATAATACTCCAATATTCTAATTATTTATCAATTTGTTCAATTAAACCTGTTCAGTATCAGCTCTACGCTGCTGCAACTGGGCTTGTTGCTGCTGCATATCGGCATTTGCATCTTGCTGCTCAGCCTGCTGCTGAAGGATTGGGTCTTTGCCATTCTCTTCTTCCATTTGTTCAATATCATCGTCAGACAAGCGTAGAACCTTCTTACGAACAAAGTTACGAGAGTAGTAAACACCAATCATATCTTCCATATTCTTGACAGTATTAACTCTGCTTGTAATAATTTCAGCTTCCTTCAACTCTGTGAAGTAACCATCTTGGACATAGTCAAACTTAACCTTTGACATAATATCTAATAGTTCTTCTTGGGCAACAATACCTTTTAGGACTAGTTGCTTACCAAGAGCATCCTTAAACAATACAGAAAATTTCATTCTTAGACGGTCAATAAACTTAGAAAATCTTAGTTCTTCTCTAGTAATCTCAGATGATCTGCCTAGGCTGAATCCTTGCTCAGAGTTTAATCTTGTTACTGGAACATGTAATGATTGGTACAATCTCTTTTGGAAGTATACAACATCATCCATTTGACCCAAGTTTGCACCTGCTGGAAGTGTTGTAATTTCTGTGCCCTTGCCACCTTCGCGGCGTGGAATCCAAAAGTCCTCTGTCATTGTCATAAACTTTCTATCGTCTCTGACTTCACCAGTTGTAGCATCATATACCAATCTATTCTTATGACGCTGCATCATATCAGCAAGATATTGCTCTGCCTTCATCTTTGGAAGGTTGCCAACATCAATATAGTATACTCTTCTTTCTGGTGCTCTTGTTAATCTATAGATAACAGAAGCATCCTCTAGCATACGTAATTGGTTCATTGGCTTAATAGCCTTATGAAGGTATGACAGAACGTATGAGTTGTTTTCGTCTAGTAGGCCTGATGATACTAGAACAATTGAATCTCTAGCAATTCTCAAACCATTTGTAGAAGATGTAACTTCCTTAGATTGGAAGCCTTTATCATTGTACATGTAGTATTCATTTTGAACAGTAATTGTTGTGTTTTTTTGCTTCTTGATCTCTCTAATCTTTCTAATCTTTCTAGGATCAATGTAACGAAGCTCTTTAATACCATCTTGTGGATTAGTTGTATCAATAATTACATGGTAGTATAATCTACCATCAACATACCATCTTCTAATGATATCAAAACCAGATGATGAAAAGTCTAGTAGTTTCTTTACTTCATTAAACTCATCTGTAATTTTATCTTTGAGTTGCTTTGAGAATTCTAGATCATCAAGATTAATATTGACCTGCTCTTGGTTTGAATCATAGGAGATCATCTCACCTACAATTTCTTCTACAGCAGTTTCAATTTCTGGTTGGAGAGATAGTTGACGATATCTTGTGATTAGCTCAGCTTCAGTTCTTGCAGTACCTTCTAAGTCAACATAGGTACCAACAACGCCGCCACCTGATACGATAACAGCGCCATCATCATTTACTGGAGGAACAAAGGAAGGCTGGTTGACAGCCATTATTTGTGGCTGTTCCTCTTCCTTTCGTTTAATTTCAAATCCAAATAACTGCATATTATATAACCTCTAGTCAAGAGTAGGAGGGCCGCTTATATTTAGCGGCCCTCTCTATCCATTATTATTCTTGACCGTCGGCTGGGACTGCCCAGTAATCTAGAGCAAATTCACATTGGAATTCTTCAATGGCGTTACCATTTTCCCATGATAGTTCAATTGGACCAATTGAAAGTGGGAATATACCTTCGAAGACATATGTGCGTAGTTCTTCACCTGTCTTGCTATATTGGATAACTTCAGCTCTTGACTTATATTCGGATGGTGCAGATGTTGCAAATTCGCGAATATTGCCTGAGTATGAGTTGATGTTGTACGACCAAGTCTCTAGTGCCTTTCTGACTCTAAAGTCCTCATCGTTAATAACTGTTACTGTCCAGTTATCAAAGACTCTTTGGCCAGCCAACTTAATTGGACGACCAAAGTAAAAGACTTCAATTGGAGCAACTGTTGAGGCAGGAATCTGAGAGGCCTTTACCATGAATGGTACAACCGTATCTGCTTCTGACGTTGCTGGGTTGCTTAGTCTTACTTGGAAAAGAGATGGGCGAGCACCGCCAAGTGCTAGCTGACTCTTAATTTCGTTAATATCGAATGCCATGTACGTCTCTCCTTATCGATTAAAACTGACCAACAACTTCGCTGAACTCGACACCAGTGCGTACTGCTACGAAGTTTAGCTGGATGAAGTTAATTGAACGAGCAGGCTTGATGTAGATGTCACCAATAAACTGGTTGCTATCAATTACTTCAGGTGTGTTGTTCGTTGTATCACAGACTACCTTAAAGTCATAGATACCACGACGGCCTTGGACCTCACGTAGAAATGGCTCTACCAAGTTGCGGAACTGAGCTCTTGTGAAATCATCGTTGAACTCAAATAGTGTAAACTTCGCAGCTGTAGCAATTGCCTTCTCAAGGACAATAAACAATCTGCGTACGTTAATTCTATCAAATGCAGATGGCTTAGCTAGTAGAGTCTTGTCACCAAACAATACTGTGCCTTGGCCAGGGAATGTTACCACTGGGTTGACACCAGCCTTATATAGAGTGTCTCTATCTGGCTTGTCTGGATTATATGCTAGCTTAACAATGTTCTTGATCTGGCCTCTATTGAAGCCTGCTGGTGAGAACCATGGATCACGAATAGTGTCTGTTCTTACGCATAGACCAGCTGTATCACCGTTTAATGGTACAAAGCGATATACGTCGTTGTAACGATCATATGTGTACTTGTATCCAGAATCTAGAACACCATAAGATGTTGATCTTAGAGCATTTCTAAATTCTACAATGTTATCAGCCTGTACGCCAGATTGGACACCAACAACGTCACCTCTTTCTGGTGATGTAAATACTACGCAGTCCTTACGAACCTCTGCAATATTGTCGACTAGATAGTTGGCTAGTTGTTCACCATATGTGCCGCCTCTTGACTTACCTGTTAGAAGCAGTGACACATCAACTTCTTCTGCTGATGCAAACTCATCATATGCAGCAGCCAGATATGAGAAGGCAATGTTAGCTTCACCACCGCCATCTGCACCACCGGCAAATGATTTGGTTGTTGGCTTAGCGTTGACATCTGATGAAGACATATTTACAGCTGTATTTGATGCAGCTGAACCATTGTCCTTGAACCACCAAAGATATTCTGAACCGTTATTGATAATATCTCTATAGTAAATTGCAGCGCCTTCTTTTTTGGCATCTGTAGCACGAGATACTCTTTCAAACTTCTCTAGAACTGTACCCTTGACACCTGAGAACAAGCCATCCTCATCAGCAACAATTACGTGTAGCTCATCTGATGAACCACCACGCTCTTGAACAAATGCTGATGTGCCTGGAGCTGAATCTACCTCATTGAAGAATTCCCAGAAGCGTGTTACTGCATTAGCTGATGTTGAGTTTGTTGACTTAGAAACTGCAACTGAGCCTGTGTATATGTCTTCAAAGTTGATTGTTGATCTTACAACACCATTTGAAACACCTGATGTGGCACCAACTGCTGTTATTTTCAAGTACTGTGAACCAACCTTTAGCCTATCGCCTACTGTTAGTAGATCAAGCTGTGTGTTTAGTTCTGTGTTTGCTAGTGAGTTAGCAGCAGCTGTTGAGCCAAGTGTAACTGTGAATGTAGCACCTGAACCAGCTGATGTGTTACCGTTTGTTGAATTGGCGCCAGCTGTTGAGTTAGCAACCTGTACAACAATTACTGTTGTATTTGGGAACTGGCCACCACCAACAACTGTTACTGATGTAATACCACCAGTTGAGTTTGTTACAATTGTGCTGTTACCTGTGTTTGATGAACCATTTGATAGAACAATAACGTCTGTGTTATTATAACCAGTACCGCCAGCAGAAACTGTAATTGTTACTACGTTTTGTGATGCTTGAGTTGCAGTTAATGTACCTGTATTTGCACCAACACTTACTGCAAAGGACAGTGTGTTGTTTGCATTGTTTACAGATGACATTACATTTGATTGGTAAGCATTTGCAGAGTCGCAAATGGAAACCTTTAGTGAGTTACCAATTGAACCAGGATACTTGGCGCGGTAAATTGCACCCTGTGAAGGACCTGTGGTTTTTGTTAGGTAATCATCTAGATTCTTGACCTGTAGGTCAGTGGCAGCTGTTGTGTTTGCATATGCGTTAAATGCATTTGCGTCAGCAGCACGAACAACATATAGCTGGTTGCCATATGCTAGGAATGAAGATGCAACATGGAAGGTTTCGAAATTGTCGTCACTTGGCTTACCAAATGTTTTGACTAGTTCAACTTCTGAAGAAATATTTACGCGTTCATTTACTGGACCAAAGCGGAATGTACCTGCAATACCACCTTCTGTGGTAGAAACAGCAGGAACCACTGTCGTCAAGTCGATTTCGCTTACATTTACGCCTGGGCTAACTTGAAATGCCATCGTGATTCTCCTCGTAGACAAATCTATTGAATAAAGCTACTGAAATTATTTATAAATTCCCTAGGTTCATGTTTTTTAGGACGCTAACATTCTATCAAAATTTGACGTATATTTAACAACAGAATCATCTTTAAGTTCGTGTCTACCATCATCTATTATACCAAATGGGAGGAGGTCATCATCAGCAGCTTGTGGAATTCCATTGAGCAGATGTTGTCTAATATCAACACTTGTTAGCTCCTTAAAGAAGTTTTGGGTTGACATCCAGGCAAAAAGGACTAGCGTCATCGCCAAGTCATCATTTTTGCCGTATTCTGCTTCATAGGATGTACCTTTACTTATAAAAGTGGTAAGTTCATGCAAAATATCATAATCATAGTTTAGTAACTTGTTTTCTTCTATCAACATTTTTAGAGTAGCACAACCAATTGATTTAACTTGCTTGGATGTTTTGATGCCAAATTTAGATCCACTTGCATTAAACCCACTTGTTAAAACTTGGCCCGACTTACTTTGCGCTACCTTCAACACATTCTCATTTTCTAAATCATAATTTAATGTATCAGCTACCTGTTGACCATTATCATTAGTTTCAACTAGAATATATGCATTATTGTAGTTCCTGGCGACATTATCGATAGTGGTTGGATACAATAGATGGGATATTTTATTGTTTCTATATGTGGCTACTACCTCATATGGAAACTGAGTAACATCTATCACTGAGAATGCAGAATAGTCAGCGCCGGTCCCCCTGGAGGTATCTACTGACATAGCATAGATATGGTCCTTTTCAGGTAGCTTGTATATTTTTAAATCACCATGTTCCTGAATCGGAGGCAGGAATGTCATTCTTCTTAGCGCACCACCACTAATTAAAGTATTGGATGAACCTAAGAATTCACATTCATGCTCCTGCCTAAACTGCTCAGCAGAAGTATTGTTGATTGTTTCCTGTTTCCACGCATCATCTCTACCTGGAACATCCCACCAATTAACTGCAACTGGCTTATAAGTATTTCTACCATTCTCAGCATCAACCCAAATTTTATAAAATAATTCCATACCATTAGGTGTCGATGTAATCATTACCTTAGATGTTGTACCAGAAGAAATTGTTGGGTAGACAGAAGCAAAGAACTCTTCTTGTAGGTTTGGCTGGACAAACGCAAACTCATCAAGGTATATTAGGTTGAATGATCCACCACGAACAGCTGATGAAGATGTTGCTGATGCAAGGACTTTTGATCCATTTTCTAGCTCAATTGAACCTTTATTCCAGCCACCTGGAGTAATTCCTTGTTGAAGCCACTTTGGTAGATTTTCATATGCAAGCTTAATTCTAGATAAAATTTCTCTAGCCTGCTGGAACTTGTTAGCAAGAATAGCTACATTATATGTTGGATTAAATAAAATAGACCACAATACTATCCCACAAACTGTAGTAGTCTTACCAGTCTGGCGAGGCATCTTACAGATGACAAATCTGTTATCCATGACTGTATCAACAATATCATCTTGATATCCATACATATCAAAGTTGATTAATCCACGATCAATGTGTATAATCTTAATGTAGTTTCTTATAAAGTACTTTGGGTCCTTAGAGCACTTAATATACTCTGCCACCTGCTCCCTGGAAAATTCCATAGGAGAGTTGGCAGCTTTGAGCTTAGGATTACCTTTATAAGAAGTAATAGAGGATTTAGTTTTGATTGCTCTCAATATAGCCATCTTGTTGGTCTCTAATCATCTTTTGTAATTCAGCTGTAGACCCAACAAACAAGTTGTTTGTTACATTCTGAGGTCCCTCTAATTGAGGTGCCTTTGGGTCTTCCTTTTGTAGGACCTTCTTTGTTTTCTGAAGCTCTAAGAGATCTTTGTTTGTTTCTGCCATTGTCTTCATTAAAGCGGCAGCAACTTCATATGCTCTTGGATGCTCACTGCCACTTGCAATGGTCAAAATACCATCTAGTGCATTTTGCCCTTTATGGATAAGCTGACGCATATTATCTCTAGCATAGTCAAAGTCATCTTTGACTGTTTCATCAGGTAATGTATCCATAGTAATTTCCTCCTCTTCCTTCACTGCAACTGGAAGTGGTGTCATATCAAGAGCGCTCGAGACGCTTTTCATAGTTTCTTTATGTTTAAATGTCTGGGTCATTTGTTGGATCATCTACTGGAAAATTAGGATTTGTATTGGTTGTAACAATAAAGTCCCAATTATCGTTAGCAGCAATACTATTAGCGGTAATTGATATTTCAGCGTTTGTGGTTGGATCACCATTAGCATCCAATCCAGGTGTTACGGTAACAATTGTGTAGAATAGCTCAGAGCCAAGCGTTACATCAAATACTGCACCAGTACCTGCTGAAGTGTTACCATTTGTTGCATTAGATGTAGTTGTAGTATTAGCAACTTGAGTTCTGATAATAGATGAATTTGCAAAGTTACCACCAGTTAGTATTACTAGGCTGGTAATAGAGCCAGTAGCGTTTGTTGTAATCTTAGCAGTACTGTTGCTTGTGCCATTAGAGAATGTAATAATCTGATTATTGACATAGCCGCTACCAGCGTTTGTTATTCCAACACTAATTACTGCATTTGGTCCACTATTGGCTGTCTCAACATCAGCTTCAAATCCAGGAGCAACAAATGTTCTTGTTAGAGCTGTATTGATAATATTCTTATCCTTAACAGGACCAAATACATAGCCCTTCATTGTAAAGTTTAATGTATGGATAATAGTTCTTCTATTTTCATATGAATCTTCGTAGGTATCTTCAGTTGTTATGTTATTCAATACCAATGGAACATCCATACGAAGATCTAGATCATCAACTAGCTTAATAGTGTTTGTCCACTCTGGGGTAAAGTACGGCAGTATCTGCTCAATTAACATTGTACCATCTTCAGCATTTAGGACATAGATTGACAATTCAAAGTCTATATTGTACGGAACAGGATTATAGACAGAGGAGTTTTTCATATCCTGGTCAGCTGGTGTTTTAATCTGGCCCACAGTTGTTAGCTTCCTTGTTCCATCATAATTATACCCAGCTATCTGAAAGCTCATTCTTGGAAGACTAATAGCATCAGGCTTTGTAAGATTTGGGTCCTGCTGAATTCTTGATAAGAACTTTGCTCTTGGACCATAGGCAATAGGTACCTTGATACGTTTGATGATTGTACCAGCGTTGTTTCTTCTATGAACAACCATGTCATTGAACATTGTGCCAAACACAATGACGTAGCGTCTAATTGTTTCGTGATAAAATTCGTTGCCAAACATTAGTAGGTGTTAGCCTCTGAGAATGGGTTAATTTCAGTAAAGTCAAGAATATTATCACCTCTTGTTTCAAACTCTTCGTTCTGAGCTTGTTTATCAATTGTTGATATATTGAATTGGGTAACAACCTGAGTATTATTAGCCATTGCAAAGCTGAGATCGTTATATGTGTCGTCAATAATGTCGACACCAGTATTAAATGTTTCCTGATTGAACTCAAATAGTTCACAGACAATATCAAATGTTTGTAGGGAACCCATTTGATAGAAGATTGCCTCGTGCTCAACAAATCTAACAACATAACCTTTACTTGTTAGTGGGAAGAAGATCATGTCTCCTTCTTTAGGTCTTGTGCCACCAGTTACTTCATCGGCAAATGTTCTTCTTGCTACAGTGAATGTAATTCTATCTCTAATTTGTAGACCAAACTTGGATAAGAAGTCTCCTTCACCCTCAAAGCCTTCAACATTTTTAATATACATTTCAATTGAATATGCATTATTGAAAGAGGCTAGCTCATCTTCCTTGAAGATCTTTTCCTCATTAACAATAGTTCTTGGGCAATACCAAACTTCATGGCCATAGATTTTAATTGACTCTATTACTAGATCTTCAATTAGGTTTTGCTCTTGGCTGCTACCAAAATTATTGAAATAAAAATTAGTTGCCACTTTATCCTACCATGTGGTAAGCTGGTAATGTATATGAAGTTTGCATTTCTTGTTCTAGAGCTTCAATTTCTCCCTTTGCATCATCTTGAATCTTTTCGCCATTGAACTGAACACCACCTGGGAGAACCATACCAGTGAACTTTGTTAGGTTTGAGCCCCACTGATACTTAATTTGGGCTGTTGCATAAAGAGCTAACCAACGGTCTGACCAAACATCTGTAAATGTATCTGGGTCAACAATCTGATAGGCCTCGACAACAAAAAACTCACCCTCTACCGCTTGGGTCCAATCCATATCAATAAACAATCTATCTTTATGTCTACTATAGCGTATAGGCTTTTGGCCAACGAGAATCTCTTCAAGAAACTGAATATGCTGCATTGCCATGACATATGGCACCATTGACTGTGTAGTCAAAGTATAAAGATCGTTTAGTGCAATTTGGTAACGAATGTTGAACAGGTTCATTGTGTTTAAGCTTTGGCCAACAGGAAATAGCTTAACAACACCTATAATATTTTCTGGTAGAGTAATGTACTTGTTGGCAATATCTGTTGACGTGATTTGGTGCTTATAATACAATTTTTCAGACCCATCAAAATGATAGTCCCAATAGTACTTTAGTGACTCGTCAATACGGTCTTCAACCTGGTCATCATCCACGTTAATTTCAATAACTGGCTTACCTAATTTACGAAGGCAAAACTCTTTGAATTCAGATCTGGATGTTGGAACTGCCATGGGATTGACCCTCTAAAAATACTCTGTAAATGTATTTATAGATCAATTATATCCAGACATTGGTAGAGACCACTAGTTAATTTTTCTGTTTCCTTTCCATTAATCCTGATTTTATTCAATGTTGTCGCTGGTAAAAAGCTATCTAAGTTATTAGTAAATTGGCTATACAAGTTGAATGGATAACCATAAACCTCTTCTGATCTTAGAGAATCATTTGATTTAATTGACTTGTTCCATAGATTTACAATGAAACCTGACTGAATTCTAAGATTGTGACCTATGGTTTGCCGGGCTGAAATAGCAGTGCCAATCAGAGGGTCATCTTTACCATTAAATTCTCTACCAAGTACCATGATGTTTTTCTTTTTGGCTGCATCTGATAGAAGCTGGCTATCTGTTTTTTCAAGATCTAGAGCTTGCACCTTAGTAACATCAACAACAAAAAAATTCAAATCAAACGATGAATCGCGCTGCGGTAACCCAATCATATGATACATTGATAATTGACTATCATTGTTATACACTCTTGAATAACATAACCCATATGTTTTAAATCCTAGAGCATCTTTTACATGATTTGTGTAATCATTATTGACAACTGCTCCACTTAGAATACAAGCAACTATCTCATTATAACTTAAATCCATAATAACTTTAAGTGTAGAAATTAGAGAATTTCTAACATCAAAATTATCCACAACATAGGCCTTATAATCTAAATTGTTTGTCTTGATATAAGATAATATGAGCTTATCGTAATCTTTAAATGCCTGGTAATCAGCCTTAGATGCATTCTCACTATACATCTTGTTATATTTTTCAACTTGGCTGCCAGGTATAATAATAGTCACATCTTTAATACCCCTATCCTTGAGAGAGTTGAGGGTTAAGAATGTACCATGGTGTTGAGCAATTACAATTGTTTTCATGGCTGCTTCATCCCACCTTGTTCTTTCAATTCTTTTTCAATAACATCATCACCAACTTCGCCAGGTTTTTTGGAAAGCGTAATGTGTTTGTGCTTCTTCATATTATCAAAGAATCTTTGAACACATTCTTCTTTGTTCTCGTGGTGAACACTAATTAGTCCTGACTCTGGATATGACATAAGAGCAGCAAATTTGTTAACAAGTTTATCCTTAACACCGCATCTATCCAATGATGTGTATACTGCCTCAAAGGTTTTACCAACCTTACTTTCCTTATTTTTATTGTCGATAAGACCAATACCCTTTCCAAGAATAACAGCAGCGCAACCTGTTTCAGAGGACAGCGTGAAGTATACTTTCTTTGCTCGTTTGAGAATTGGATACATTGAGGCATCGTTCTTGACTACTCTACCCTTAAATCTCTGCTCTAGCATTGTCTGCCAAACTTTAGCAGTGATGGGATGAAGTTTGACCCACGCTCCGTTCTTATATAGTTCTTCTACTTTGTTAAAATCAACTGCATCTTTTGTAATCAAGTTAGTACCTGGGAGGAGCACTAATTCATTTACGTCACCATATTCTAGATCTAGGTCTTCATCTAAAAGATACTTGTCAGTAAGGTTGGCTCTTAGAGCTTCTACAATTCTATGGCCTTCTGGTGTGGCCCCCTTTTGAATACACTCAATCATATTTTGAGTTGCAATTTTTGTATTGCATGGTGCAAGATAGAGAATTTGCGTCAATAGATCGGTAAACTTATACCCAGCTATTGTACCACTGGGGCTACCGTAATTGATATCATATTCAATTTTAGAACCATTTGGGTTCTTTGGAATATACTTAGCAATTTCTGTTAACCTTGCATTTGCTGGCGAACGCAACATATTACCAGATTTCATAAAATGTGTCACGTCATCGTTGACCCATTCGTTAGAAGACATGTTAAAGAACTTAATCTTTCCACCTTTTGCTGGAACTTCGGCTACCATAATATAATTCCTTTTAGACGCCAATACGCTCATCAGCATCATCTGACTGCTGAAGCGATTGAAGTTTCTTTTCAGTTTCGTGGACTTTCTTTTTTAGGGTTTTGATTTCCTGATGGAGATCAATCATTTTTTGGAGGACAACTTCCACAAAAGACTCTAACTTTTTATCAAGCTGCTCATTACAAACTCTTTGTTCATCACTCATGTTATTCACCTCAATTAGGACATGTTAATATTTATATCGTTATGAAATCCTGGATGTAGATGTTACCTTGCTTGTTCCAGTTGATTTACTGGTACCAGTAGATTTACTTGTTGACACCATTGTACCAGCTCCAGAATCTGTATTAAATGTAGTTGTTGTATCAAATATAGTAGTTGTATTATATGTAGTTGTTGTATCAAACACTGTCAAATAAGAAGTTTCAACAGCTGTGTTAAATACTGTATTTCGTGAAGTGTTATAGGCTGTGTTACGGTTTGTTGCATAAGCTGTATCGTATGTGCTGCTTGTCGTCTTACTTGTGCCAACCTGGGTATCAATTAATGTATCGTAGGCTGTTGTTGTATCAAATACAGATACTGTATCAAATACAGTTACAATTTCTGTATCAAATGTTGAAGTTGTATTTCTTGATGTTGATGTTAGAATATTTGTATCATAAGTTGTTTCAAAAGCTGTTACTGTATTAAATACAGATGTTGTTGATCTATTTGTAGAAGTGTTTCTATTTGTAGCATAGGCTGTTTCAAATGTAGTTGATGTATTGAAGACAGATATTGTTGCTATGTTTGTATCATATGCTGTTTCAAATAGAGTTGTTGTAGATCTTGATGTGGCAGTAGCCCTAGATGTCTCTGTGGATCTAGATGTGTCAATTGTTGTATCTGTAGTTCTAGATGTATCAGTTGTTCTATTTGTATTGTAAGCAGTTTCAAATGTGGTTGATGTATCAAACGTTGAAGTTGTTGATCTATTTGTAGAGGTAGCTATGTTTGTATCATAAGCTGTTTCAAACGCAGTTGATGTATCAAACACAGATGTTGTTGATCTATTTGTAGAGGTAGCTATGTTTGTAGCATATGCTGTTTCAAAGGTAGTTGATGTATCAAATGTTGAGGTTGTATTTCTATTTGTTACGACAAGTGTATTAAATGCAGTAGATGTATCAAAGTTTGTTGACTTGACATCAGATGTTTGATATGCAGTAGCAAATGTTGTTGTTGTATCAAAGACAGATGTTGTAGATTTACTTGTATCAATTACAGTATCAAACGTAGTAGTCGTATCAAATGTAGTAGTTGTTATATATGCTGTAGTAAATGTTGTAGTTGTATTAAACGTAGTTGTTGTACCGTACGCTGTTGTAAATGTTGTAGTTGTATTAAATGCAGTAGTTGTACTTCTAGAAGTAGCTGTGGCCCTAGATGTGCTAACTGTTGTATCTGTTACTCTAGAAGTAGATGTAGTTCTAGATGTGCTAACTGTTGTATCTGTTACTCTAGATGTTGATGTGGTTCTAGATGTATCTGTTGATCTAGATGTATCAAAGGATGATGTTGTACTTCTAGATGTAGCAGTTGCTATAGACGTGGCAGTAACTAGTGATGTATTAAAGGATGATGTGGTACTTCTAGATGTAGCAGTTACTATAGACGTGGCAGTAGCTAGTGATGTAATAATGTAGAATGTTGTATTAAATGTAGTAGTTGTTTGGAATGTGGTCGTAGTCCCTCTAGACGTATCTGTTGCTCTTGATGTTATCGTATTATTAACAACGGTTGTTTGCGTAAGAAATGATGTTGTTGTTTGGAAGTAGAATGTTGTACTAGTAGCAAATGATGTTGTTGTTTGGAAGAAGAATGTTGTATTTCTAGATGTAATAGTAGCAAGTGATGTTGTTGTTTGGAAGAAGAATGTTGTACCTCTAGAGGTAATGTTAGATGTAATAAATGTTGTAATAAATGATGTACCAGCAACAGCGCTCGTGCCAGTTGCTCTGGATGTTATTGTACTGCCGCCAACGCTTGTGCCTGTTGCTCTTGATGTTGTTGTATTAAAGAAGAATGTTGTAGCTCTAGAGGTGTTAAAGTAGAATGTTGTGTTAAAGTAGAATGTTGTGTTAAAAGATGTAATTGCAACCAATGTTGTGCCAGTAGCCCTTGATGTGCCTGTAAAAGTAGCTCTTGGAGCCTGGAGTGGCTGACCCTTAAAATATCCATAGCTATACAATGTCTCAAATTGCGTTACAAATATTGTAGTTGTATTAAAGTAGAATGTTGTGTTACGAGATGTACCAGCAACAGCTGTTGTACCAGCAACAAGCGTAGTAATAAATGTTGTATTACCACCGGCGGTTGTAATAGTAGGAAATGCTGTTATTGTTTGGAAGAAGAATGTTGTACTAGTAGCAAATGATGTTGTTGTTTGGAAGAAGAATGTTGTATTTCTAGATGTAATATTAGAAGTATTAAATGATGTTATAAACGATGTATTACCAGCAACGCTTGTGCCAGTAGCAAATGATGTTATTGTATTGAAACTTGTGCCGCCGCCGGCGCTTGTGCCTGTTGCTCTGGATGTTATTGTACTGCCACCGACGCTTGTGCCTGTTGCTCTGGATGTTGTTGTTTGGAAGTAGAATGTTGTAGCAGTAGCAAATGATGTTGTTGTTGCAAATACGGTTGTTGTACCTCTAGATGTATCTGTTGCTCTATTTGTAGCAGCAACAAGCGTAGTAATATACGTAGTTATTGTATTGAATACTGATGTTGTATTAAATACAGTTGTTGTAATAAGAGATGTAATAAACGTTGTTGTTGTATTGAATACAGAAGTTGTATTAAATACAGTTGTTGTAATAAGAGATGTAATGAACGTAGTTGTTGTTGCAAATACAGTAGTTGTATCAAACGTTGTTGTAGTACCATAGGCAGTATTAAATGTTGTCGTGGTATCAAATGTTGTTGTAGTACCGTAGGCAGTATTAAATGTTGTTGTGGTATCAAATGTTGAGGTTGTTGATCTAGATGTTTCAGTTGCTCTACTTGTATCAATTATAGTATCGGTAGTTCTAGATGTCGCAGTTGCTCTAGATGTATCAATTATTGTATCTGTTCCTCTAGATGTTGCAGTAGCCTTTGTTGTGTTATAGGCAGTTGCAAACACCGTAGATGTTGCACGACTTGTAGATGTTGCTTTACTTGTATCAATAACTGTGTCCTTAATTGTACCAGTATTAAAGATAGTATTTGTTATTCTAGATGTATCATAGCCAGTATCAAATACTGTATTTGTTGATCTAGAGGTTGCTGTATTGCGAGCAGTGTTGATTGTTGTATCAAATACTGATGTTGTATCAAATACTGTAGTTGTGGCTCTACTTGTAGATGTTACTCTATTTGTGCCAATGGTTGTATCAAATACTGATACTGTATCAAAAATTGTTGTTGTGGCTCTAGAGGTTGCCGTGTCGCGGGCAGTGTTGATTGTTGTATCAAATATTGTTGTTGTGCCAAATACTGTAGTAGTAGCATAGGCAGTTTCAAATGCAGTTGTAGTTTGAAATGCAGTTGTAGTATTAAATACAGATGTTGTGCTTCTGTTAGTGCCAATAACTGTATCAAATACAGACGTTGTTAGAACTTCTGTTGCTGTGTTTCTTGCTGTATTGATTGTTGTATCAAATATAGTGTTTGTGTCAAATACTGTAGTTGTGGCCCTACTAGTAGATGTTACTCTATTTGTACCAATTGTTGTTTCAAATACAGTTAATGTATCAAATACAGTGGCAGTTGTTTTTGTTGTAGCATAGGCAGTGGATCTATTTGTAGATGTATTTTTACTAGTAGCTGTTTGCTTGCTTGTACCAAATGCTGACTCGTAAAACGTAACATATGCTGTGGTTGTATTTTTGTTTGTGCTTACAGCCGTATCAAATGTTGTAACAATGACAGTGTCAAATGTAGTTGTTCTGGATGTTTCGTAAATAGTTTCTCTGGTAGCAGAGAAAATTTGTCTTAGTGTACCATTATCATTAACAAAGGCATCCCTAACAGTACGGAGAATACCGCCGTCATTAACTTTTAGAATTTCGGCTTCTCTTAGAGTACCGTTGTCATTGAAGAACAGCTTATTTGGCATTATAAAGACCTATTACTGGTACACTAGCCAAATATGACCATTTGATGTTGCACCGACATTGACTGGTGCTGTGCCTGTAATTGTTATTCTTGATTCCGTATAATGTTGATTGGCTGGTGTACCGCCAAGATTATTAGCATTATTGGCAGTTACTGGATATACAGCTTCTTCGACGTTAGATGGTTTAATTTTGGTTGTCATACCGTCTAATCCTAACTAAAATGGTTGAAGGGTCTTGTTTATTTATGTTATTCAGAACTATGGCCAAGTAGCAATTGCAACACGTTTCCATGTATTAGTTGCAACACAAACATATATGTAATTTGAATCCCATGCTATTGTTCCAGCTACCCCAGGATAAACAGCCGTTGCTGGAGGGTTGGAAGCTGTGAATGTTAGCTGAGCAATGCTTAGCGTATTGGCAACTACCACATTATTTGTTGTTTTATTAAATGTAAACCCAGGCGATCCACTAATGTCATTTGAGTCATTAAACTGGACATATGTATTTGTGCCGCTAGCATCTAGCCTATAAAAGAAGGTTCTTACTGTAATAACATCATTATTTGCCGGCGCCGTAATAAATGTAAGAGTTTTATTTGTAACAAAGAAGTCTGTTGTTGGCCTCTGGACAACACCATTAAGATAAACAAATGTTTTGTTAGTTGTTGATGGGTCAGTTAATGTGAAGTTTGTTGCTGAACCATTTCCTGTAAATGTTGTTGCCATCAAGTTGTCGGCAGCATTAATGCCAACAATATTAATGTTATCTGTAGATGTTGGGGCAACTGTAAATGTTAATGTTGCTCCAGATACACCATAATCTGCTGTGGGAACTTGAGCAACACCATTGAGGAATATTAACGCATAAGAATTAGATGCTAATGATGAACCAAGAGTGAACTGGGTATTAGTATTGTTGCCTATAAAGCTATCAAATGTAAACTCAACATCATTTGGATTACTGATATCAAGAATATGGGCATGAATAGTATCAGTATTGGCTGGCGCTGTAACAAATGTTAGAGTAGTTCCTGTGATGGAATAATCTGTAACTGGTACCTGGGCAACACCATTTAGGAATACAAATGTTCTAGATGTATTAGCAGATGTTGAGAGGGTGAACTGCGTGTTGGTATCATTGCCAGTAAACGTTTGAGATACAACAGAAACATTAGCAGAGCCGCCGCCCGATCCACTAATCTGAAAGTAATTTGACCCATTTGAGGAGTATAGCTTTTGGTCAGTGACATTGATAAACAATGCACCTGGTTCAATATATGATGTGTTAGAACTGTCAGTGACATTTGGGACTGCGCCCGGAATGTCTGTTCGTTCTATTTTACCTGTTGTTGCCATTTAATTATTTATTGACCCATGATGTATTCGACCCAATCGAGCAACTCTTCATTCCACTTATACATTTTATTATTTGATGGTTTTACCTTTGGTGCAATCCATAAGCAAGTTGTCTCATCTAATAACCAGCTTGGGTAAGGTTTGGGAGGAATAAACGCATCTCTTTCACTGTCATAAGTGTAACCTATACCAGCATAATTCTTTCTTAAAGCTTTTGATTGGTCATCACTTGGTGTGATACTATTTGGCATATAGTGGATGCCACCTCTAGTATTGTAACTAGTTTGAATCCAACTATTAGCGTCTTCTAAGGTTGCAATAAAATCAGCCTCAGCAACTATTACTGTTACAACAATTTGATCAACTACTTTTGCAAAATGTCCCATTTAAGTCTCCTAAGCCAAATATCTAACAATAACTATACCACTACCACCATTACCACCAGAGTAGGTAGACCACGATCCGCCGCCCCCGCCGCCTCCAGTGTTAGTGCCACCAGCACCACCATTACTATTTAATGCACCACTGGCACCATTATTAATGCCCCCTGTACCACCAAGTCCACCACCAAGCTCATTAGTTGAGCCTCCGCCACCGCCACCAAATCCACCATAACCACCAACAGCAGCTGTGTATACACCACCGCCACCGCCACCAGCCCAATAATAGCTTGTTCCATTAATGTTGCTAATCATACCAATACCACCACCACTTCTGCCATGGTACCTTGTACCAGAGGTGAGATTAGAATTTGTATCAAGAGCAGCACCTCCGGCTCCACCTCCACCAGCAGCTGCTGTAGGGGTACCAGTACGAGCAGCGGTCATATTGCCACCTCTGTTACCGTAAATTGTACCCCTGTTAGAACCTAAACTATTACCTGAACTACCACCACCTTGGTTAATTCTTCCGTTGTTTGAGGCAGCGCCACCACCACATCCACCAGCTACACCATCACCCGAGTCATGGGTTCCCGATCCCCCACCACCAGCAGCTGTTGCCCCAAATCCTGTTGTGTTAGCACCACTGACGCTCGCTCCGCTTCCATATCCACCACCACCGGCCCCGCCACCACCAACCACAATGGAGTAACTTGTTGCAGTTACTGTAACAGCAGGCATGTATATAACACCACCCCCTCCACCGCCACCGCCAAGGGCCCCACCACCACCTGCACCTCCAGCTACTAACAAAACCTCTACTGTAGCAGCGCTACCAGCTGCAGTGACAGTAAATGTATTTGATGATGTGAATGTGTGAATAGTATATCCACCAGCAGAGCTAATTGTTCCGCCCGTAGCAGTTACTTTGCTTGATTGTGGTACAATTGTATTCCATTGACCATTTGCATACATTTCAAGAGTGTTATTGCTTGAGCTAAATCGCATCATACCGTTAGATGCAGTTGGTCTCTGGGCTGTATTGCCTGATGGCAATTGAATAAACCCAGTGTCGTTAATAATTGTGTTTTTAAGTGTTGCCATTTTATCTAAATTTGTATCTAACTATTACTATGCCAGACCCACCAGCACCACCAATACCGTTTTCGTTGGCGCCACCACCTCCACCACTGCCTGTGTTTGTTCCTCCAGACCCACCAGCACCATCATTAGCTAGTGTGCCATTCCCACCTGTACTAATTCCTTGTCCACCACCACTACCAAGTGTTAGTGCTCCTTCCCCCCAAACCGTGGCGGCACCACCACCACCAACACCGCCGTAGCCAGCATGACCATGCGTACCACCTTGGGAATACACAACACCCCCACCTCCTGCAGCCCAAAGATAATTGTTGCCATCAATGTTAATTAAAACACCATTACCGCCATTACCACCATCTATGTTGTCGGGCTGTGCAGGAGTGCCACCAGCACCTCCGCCACCACCACAACCATAGTTGTAGCCTACCAAGGCATATCCTCTAGCCCCAGCATTACCGGCATAGACAGTCCAACCAGGTGCAGATGGGGCAGTAGCGGTACCTGCATTAGAGTTACCATAGGAACCACCACCGCTGTTAGCACCATTGCCACCAACTCCGCCTCTACCAGATGTGTCATCATATAACTCATTAGCACCACTGCCCCCGCCAGTAGCTGTTACACCAAAAGCAGTAGTTGAGGCACCTGGGTTATTAGCTGCATTATTAAGGGACTGAGAGCCGCCAGCTCCTATTACTATTGAATAACTTGTTGCAGTTACAGCAAGATTGGCATGATACAGTACAGCGCCACCTCCACCACCTCCACCATGACCAAAGCCACCGGCACCACCACCACCCACAACAAGCACTTCAATTGTTGAGCCAAAGGATGTCACAACAAATGTATTTGAGGAAGTAAATGTATGAATTTTAAAATCACCAACAGTTAAAATAGATCCTCCAGTTGCATCCCACCCCGATGCAACTGATCCCCACTGTCCGCTAGCATACATTTCAATAAGACCTGTACTCGAATTATGTCTAATCATTCCGTTAGCAGGTGTTCCAGGCCTTTGGGCAGTGGTACCAACTGGTAGCGTCAGATGACCTGTATCATTAATAATTGTATTTTTGAGAGTTGCCATTATAGACCAAATCTTGTTTTGTAAAAGTTATAGTTTTGGGTTAGCTCAGCATCCGTTAGCCTTCTATTGTAAGCCATGAAGACACCAATATCACCCCAAAATTGAGAAGCGTTAGCTGGATTGGTATCTCCATTATGATAAGCACCTATACTACCAAATCCTCTGTTGTATCTTGCATTGGCATTAGTTATTGAACCTCTAATAGTGCTAGGTGTGTCATTATATGATATTTCATAGTATGGGCTTGATGACTGCCATCTCCAGTATAATGCAACCCAATTGGATGTACCATAATTTGGCAAGCTCTGCTGTGAATATCCTGAATCTATAAATCCTACACTATCGTTATCATACATTCCTATCTGCCAACCACCCGCTTGTATGATTACGTGGTGGTCATTGACATATGATCTTGTCAATGTTCTCCAGGTACTAGCAGAATTTAATACTCTAGTCCACACGCAATATGTAACGCCAGTTGCATCAGATAGAGAAATATCACCACCATTTTTGGCTATACCATAGCTGCCATTAAAGTCCATATACTTAGGACCTGAACTGTTATAGGCAGTTGCTACGATATTAAAGTGGTTACCGTTGCCACTTAGATCACTCCATACTGTTCCAGATCCTGAGTATGATGATGTATTACCAGCATCCAAATGAACCAACAAATTTGTGGAAACAACAGGAGGCTGCACACTAACAGGCTGGGTAACTGTTACCCATGCACTACCTGTATACCACTCGACTAAGTTAGTATTGGAATTGTGTCTAACCATTCCAGCTGCTGGACTACCAGGCCTCTGAGCTGTAGTGCCAGATGGTAAAGTTATGTGGCCAGTATCATTAATTGTGGTGTTCTTTAGGGTAGCCATTATTACTTGCCCTTTAAGATATCAATCTCTTGTTTTAGTTCTTTAATTGATTCAATAAGATACGCAATTAGGTTGGTGTATGCAATAGATGACGGATTACCATCATTATCTTTTTGTACAACATTAGGCAATACTTGTTCAACTTCCTCAGCAATTAAACCAGCCTTTTGTTTTGCCGACCCATCTTTACGGTCGTATGTAACACCAACAAGTTTAGTAATATTATCAAGAGCATTTGAAATTGGATTTACATTTTCTTTGAAGGTGATAGAGGATGTTTCCGTCAAGGTAGTACAGCTAAGAGTTCCGGTGACATTAACATTGGCAGCAAATGAACTTGAGCCACCTGTGCCTGTTACATCTAACGTGCCCCCGATTACTTGAAATACCTTACCTGATGCTAATGTGTGTATTCTAGCATTACCTTGGAAATTATCAATCTGCAATGTCCCATAAGAGCTAGCACCCACAAGCTGTATCTCGCCGCCCTCGGAGGACCCATCCTGAGGTGCCACTCTTAGGTAACCAACACTTGTTGTTCCATTGACATCTAGCTTGTAACCTGGTGAGGTAGTACCAACACCGACATTACCATTAGCTGCAATAGATAATCTATCTGCACCCCCTGTTGTATCGTATACTGTAAAGTATCCGCCTGATGTACTAAGTAATTCAAATGTTCTTCCTGTTGATTGTAACTTCAAACCACCATGACCAGAACCACTATTAATGTGTAAGCCAGATCCGGAAGATATTGTAGGATCAAGCGTTCCAATACCAACATTACCCCCTAGAGGATTGAGCGCAATTTGTCTAACTGCACTAGCATTTGTTCTTGCTTGAAGATATATTGGATACGGAGAAGAGCTTGACAATCCAAATGCAAGCTCTGAGTCTTCATTTCTAAAGATTTGACCAGCTGCAGCTCCCCACGTTAAGGAAGCGGCAGTTGTTGTGGATTGCGTAACATGCAGCCTTGCATTAGGTGCTGTATTGCCGATGCCGAGGTTGCCGGAGGAGTCGATGACTGCCCTTACCGTTGGAGTAACGCCGGTATAAAAAGAAATAAACCCTGTGCTGTCTGCCGCTTTGCTGACAATCCGTGTTTCTCTGGTTGCCTCAATGAAGTGCAACCCCAGTTCGTAGGTCGTGCTAAATTTGGAGCCAACAAACCTGTCCATCGACGCAGCCCATGTCTGCGTAATGTCGCCAGTCACTTCCAACTTCGTAGCCGGACTCGCCGTGCCGATGCCAACACCACCATTAGCAACAACATAAAGAGCAGTACCAAATGTTGCTGTGTTTGTACCTACTTGTAATGTAGTTGATACATTAGCAAAGCCAGTAATTGTAGTATTGCCAGCTGCCAAAGTTGTGATACCAGAAACTGCTCCAGTAAATGTGGCGCCACTCAGAGGAGCAAATGTACTATTAACATATGAGTTAGAAGCAGCATATGCAATAGCATTAGCATAAGCTAAAGCTGCATTACCTGAATAGGCAATAGCATTACTATAGGCAGTTGTAACATCATTATTAGAAGCAACGGTTACATAGTTAGTACCATCTGTTGTAAATGTCCATTTATCAATTGTTTCATTCCAAACAAATTGGACATTGGCACTAGTCCCTCTGTGGACTTCTAGCCCAGCATTTTCTGATGGAACACCTGCACCTATATCAGCATTCAATGTAATAATATTATCACTCAAATCAACAGTTGTTGTATTAGCAAATATTCTTGTACCAGTAACAATTAGGTTACCTGTGATTGTAACATTGTTGCCAAATGCTGCTACAGATGTAACGGTTAAATTGGATGATACATTAACAAATCCAGTAATAGTAGTATTGCCAAGGGATGCAGATGTACTATTGACAACAGAATTGACAGTAGAGTTGCCAACTGTAATGGCACCAGTTAATGTGCCGCCAGCTAGTGGTAGGAATGTGTTATTAACATACGTGTTAGATGCAGCATAAGATACTGCATTAGAGTATGCGGCATTGGCCAATGTATTAGCAGCAGTGTTGGCAGCTGTTAAGATATTGGCAACTGTATTCCCTTCTAGTGCAGCAGCATTAACGCTATGTAAGCCAGCACCATTACCAGTAAAGCCTGTTGTATGAATGACAGTGTTGACTGTAGAGTTGCCAAGATGTATAGTACTTGTGTTGACAAAAACATTAGAACCAACATTCAATACTACAGTAGATACAGATGTTGAGTTGATAGTAGTATTAACTGTAGAGTTGCCGTATGATATACCATCTACAACTGTAATTGAATTATTGATAACAGGCACACCATCAGTTGTATCCACAGCTTGAATACCACCACGCGGCGATACTACAACAGCCTTAGGATTTGGTACATCTGCTGTAGCCTTAGGAACAAAGGCAATGGCGCCAGTATCGGTGTCTGTCTTAATAGTGGCACCACCGAGATTAATTGTGGTGCCAGACAACCACAAATCTCTCCAACGCATAGCTGAGTTACCAATGTCGTAGGTAACATTAGCAGATGGCATTAAGTGGCCACTAAATGTGGCACCGTTTGCTCTGATAACTGAATTGACAGTACTATTACCAACAGTAAGCTGCTCGCCTGTCAGTACAACATTGCCAACTGTTAGCTGGGTACCTTGCAGATGGACATTACCAGCAGTGATTGTGGTATTAACAGAACTATTACCAATAAAGATTGTGCTAGTATTAACTGTTACATTGCTACCAATGGCAAGAGTATTACTTAGAGTAACAGTGTTGGTAGATTCATTAAAAGTAAATGCTGCAGAACCATTAAAAGTGTTGCTGTCATTATACTGAATGTGTGTATTAGATCCACCTGGTGATCCACCACCAGCACCATCTGTTGTGATTGGAACCTTCTTCCAAGTATTTGTACCAGTGGCAACATAGAAAAAGCTACTATCCCATGCAAATGTACCTGTTGTACCTGTTGAGGTTGAGTTGGCAGGTGGGTTAGAGGCATTGAGAATAAAGTTTGGTACAGTTAATGTATTGCCAACTACAACATTGTTAGTAGTATCATTGAATGTAAAGCCAGCTGACCCACCAAGTGAGCCAGACTTGTTGTATTGTATTTGTGTATTACCACCAGCTGAATCTACCTTCGATGGTAACACTCTAACAAGAATATTATCATTATTAACTGGAGCAACAGCAAATATTAATGTTGTACCAGATACACTATAATCTGTTACTGGTGTCTGGGTAACACCATTAATGGCAACAATTGTTTTTGATGTTGTTGATATGACAGGCAATGTAAACTGAGTGTTGCTACCATTACCAGTAAATGCAGCGGACTTAACACCAGCTGAGGTGAAGCTGATTGCTTGGACTGCAGTGCCATTAACTGGTGCTGAGAGAAATGTTAATGTTGTAGTAGATAAGGTATAATCAGTTGTTGGTACTTGTGTCACGCCATTAAGGAATACCAACGAATTAGTCACAGAAGAATCTGGGGTTGATAGAGTGAAGTTTGTTTGTGTTCCGTTTGCTGTAAATGTGTCTGTTGTAACAGTAATGTCAGCAATTGATGGAATATCAAATGATCTAACTTCAATAACATTATCACTAGGTGGCGCAACTACAAATGTTAATGTTGTTCCTGAAATTGTGTAGTCTGTTGTTGGTGCTTGCTGAACACCATTTAGATATACAAATGATCTATCTGTTGTGGATGATGTTGATAGAGTGAAAATTGTGTTGGAGCCATTACCATTGAATGTATCACTTGTTACAGTAAGTGTGCCAGCACCACCAGCACTAGTTTCCCAATAAATACCACCAGTACTATTTGCTGATAATACCTGGCCAGCTGACCCTGTAACACCATTAGCAAATATTTTTGTGACAGCAATAGACGATGAATTGATTGTTGTGTTGACAGTACTATTGCCAAATGTGACACTAGTAAATGTTGGTGTCATTGAGGTAGCAAAGGCAATAGACTGAGGCGTGTTGGCGCCATTAGCAGTAATGCTAATATTATTGCCACCAATAAAGTTTACTGTATCTAGACCAGCTGCAGTTAGCTTCTGTACCCCATCTACTTGCCAGAATTTAAATGTGCTATTGATAGCAATCTTGGCAACACCAGTTGATGGACTAGTGACAGCAAATCCACTATCCTCATCAAACTGGAGTGTAGAAATTTCTGTAAATGTAGAAACATTGGACGTTGAATTGGTTTGCTCAACCTTAAAGGAACCAATTTCAAAATAATTGGTACCATTAGAAGAATACATCTTCTTATCAGTTAAGTTTAGCGCTAGCTCACCGGCTGCAATATAGGATGAGTTTGCAGCATTGGTAGTATTAGGCGTACGTCCAGATACAGACGATCTTTTAATCTGAAACTTAGTTGCCATATGGCCCTCAAATTGTAACCAGTATATACTGGGATATAGTAGAGGTTATATAACCCCTCTCAGTTATTTATAAACCTAATGCATCAGCAAATATATCATCAATTACTTTATCAGGACCATCTGGACCACCGCCACCTGGTGCGGTGCCACCACTACCTGGATCTGATCCACCAGTATTATTTGGAGGAGCCTGGACAGTGATTGAAAGTGATAATGTGTCTGATATACCTAAGGTATCTGTGCCTGTAATAACAAAACTATATGTTCCAACTGTTGTTGGAGCACCACTTAGATAATATAGGTGGCCTGTGTTATTACCATTTTCTGTAGCGGCAGTCATACCGGTTGGTATTGAACCAGAAGATACAGACCAGGTTAGTGGACCAGTACCACCTTCATAAGAAACATATACAGGCGAACCAATATAGTTATAATTCACCCCAACATATCCAGTAGGTGTGGCAGCCACTGTTAATACAACTGGATCTGCAGATGCTGGAGGAGGTGGAGGAGGCGGTGGTGGTGCAGGCGGCGGTGGAGGCGTTATTGTTACTGGCTTACTCTTCAGTTTAAACGATGCTTGTCTATTAAGATCTGGTAGCGATACAGTAACAGTTCTTAGGTTATTTGTACCACCATCTGACTTAGTCTTAACAAGGGCAACATAAAATGAAGATGGGAACCCTAAGAATTCTCTAGAGAACATAGTCCATGTGCCATTCAAACTTGTTACCTGGCCTGGCCCTGCGTTAGTGGTATCTAGCAGAGCATCTGTTAATCCACTAATTGAGTATCTCACACCAGAACCAGCTGCTTGGGCTGATGAATCAATTTGCACAAAGAACGAATCGCCTTCTGTTAAAGTTGTATCAGCATTAATTGCTGAATTGTCTTGTGCAAGGAGAGTCATTGTATAGTTGATTGGATCAGGTGTTGTTGAGCTATCAATGATATTGACTTGCTTGACTAAGCCAAGAGATGGAACACTAAACGTCATTGTTTCAGTCCCACTCTCTGTCGTCAAATCTTCAATTGCCCTAATTGTTACAGATCCAAGGTTATTGTTAATTGTAAAGTTACCAGTTAATGATATTGGATTGCCTAGAGCATCTCCAATGTCAGATATGGACACTCCAGTAATCCTGTAAGGTATTGTTGTACCATCAGCAACTGTTGTTGTAAACAGTGTAAATGTTACAGTCTGACCTTCTTTAATTTCACCAGATGTAGCTGATAGGCTATATGTCGGGTTGGCATCGGTAATGTCGACAGTTATGCTTAAATTTAAACCTGGTACGTTAATTTTAAACTTTTTATTTGTATCAACAATACCGTTAGGTTTAATTTGGAATGTTTTTAAAGAATATGGAAGATCGGCTGGGGACATTTGGTTATCACCATTATAGCCAATTTTGAATGAACCACCTAATGGTTGACCAAACAAATCATCCGATGTTACACCTTCAATATTATAATTAAATATTGTACCCAAAGAAGAACGCGTGTGGGTTAATTTAATCTCAAATGAACCACCCTCCTGTACAGAAGATTCTGTAGATTCAATTTTAATAACAGCTGGTGACAATGATGTGTCAAAAATACTAATAGGCAACGATGTTACCCAGCCTACCTGGTTAACTTTAACATTAGGCAAAGCAATTATCATTGTCTCTGTGCCTTCTGTTGTTAGGTCAGCTGTGGCTGTAATATCAATATGGCCAACATAGTATGTGTATTCTCGATAGCCAATAATTGGCTCTGTTAATATACCACCAATTGAAGTAAATATTGGTTCTCTAATAACTGTAGAATTGACTGTAAAGTTACCACTCAGTGGAACGTTGATATCGGCCGCACTTACACCACCAATAACATAAGGTATTGTTGCACCATCTGTTTGATTGGTTGTATATAAGTAGACTCTAACTGTCTCGCCTTCTTCTATGCTTGTCTTATCGGCCGACAATGCCCAGTACTCGCCAAGGACTTGCGGAGTTACAATTTCATTAACAACAGCTAATTCAATAGGAAGATCTTGGAAGGCACCAGATGTTGAAGATATTCTAATAGTAAATGTGAAGGCACCCACATCAGTAGGTGTGCCAGTAAAATTAATTGGAGCCGTACAATATGAATCAATTGGTCTTGTGCCACCCGGAACATTTGTTGTTGCACCAGCAGCAATAGTCAACCATGCTGGTTTATTACCAGAGACAAGCGACACAGAGAATACACTATCAAATGAACCTAATTCTTGAACTGCCAATCTTCCACTAGTATATGCATTATTTAATGCAGCACCTTTAGTTGCGTTTGGAAGTCTTCCAAAATCATCAATTAAATTTCCAACAAGATATAATGATGAAGATATTGTCATTGTATAATCATTGAAGGCACTCAGAGGGTCGGGTACTGAATCGTCAGTAACTGTATAGCGCCAATTGTATGTGCCAATCTTTGTTGGCTGACCTTTTAGGAATCCACTACGACCACTATTGACAGTGGTTAATGTTAAACCAGGAGGTAGACTACCACTTGTTAATGTCCATTTATATGGCATTGTTTATTCTTCCTTACTAAGAGTCACTTGCTAACGCTGCTTGGCTGTCTCCGGCGACACCAATTGAGCCACCGCTGGTAGTGCCACCACTACCACCAGCAATATTACCTGGATCGACAAATAGATCCTCTAGGATGATACCGCCCGTCACCGATCCAATATTTAGATTCAAATTCTGACCTATTAAGGCATTACCTGGCTGGACAGCTGTAAACACTAAAGCAGCTGCTGCAGGTGGAGGTTCTATATAACCACCATTTGAAATAAAGACATAATCAGCTGTTACACCAGCTGGTAATACAG